CGTGATGGTTAAGGTCAGGCCAGACTTGCCGGTGATGTGGTCCGAGGAGTCAATCATTAGCACTTCAAAGTTTCTGGCCGTTGATTGTTTAAGCATTTCTCAATGTCCTCGAATGCATTCGCCACGCTTCCGCTGGTTAGTACTTCTTGTTGGTGCCCGAGATCTTGATACCGGCGTTCCAGCAACCGTGCATGCCGGGGCCTTCGATCTCAGCGTTGCCGCTCTTATCGAGGTTCATCGTGCCCTTGAACTTTTCGACTTTGCCGTCGCCTTTGTTCTGGACGTTGGTCGGGTTCATCGAGGTCATGATGTCCTTGTTGTCATCGCCGGGAAGCATCGGTCCTTTAATATCAGCCATGGTGAATTCTCCTTACGGGTTGTAGATTGCGTGGGTTTGGAGCCAACTGCCATCGTGCCAGGGCCCCATGAAAGGCAGACCGGAGTAGGACAGATCCTTGATCGCGGTCTCGTCATCCTTCTTTTCGAGTTCGTAGATCATGCGTTCGGCGGTGACGCGATGGGCATTGCTGACGCCGGGATCGCGGTAGGTGTTGGGACTGGCTTCACTTCCCGGCCAGAGAGCCGCATTGGTCATCGCCATCTCCAGCAATACGTCGCCCCGGCGCGAGAACGGCGGCGGAAGCTGGGGCTGGGCATCGCTCAGTTCGGGGATGCGCGAGATGTACTGGAACGGGTACACGGCATTGTCGGCGGGCCGGGGCCAGAGTTCATAGCGCGGGACACCGGCAACCGACTGGGCATTGCACTGGATGACAAATACATCCCCCAGTTCGTAGATGCCGTCTGGGAAGTAGACCTGGACGCCGTTACTTAGATCGAAGGGGTCGGACTGCGAAACGATCCCCGTCCCCTGGACAGACCCGTCTTGACTCCACTTGTACTGGGCCGCGCCAACAGCCCCGCCCGAGGTGATTTCGAGCGAGTAGAGGGAGTCGATTGGATAAGAATATCCGAGTGTCGTGGTCGAGACCGGGACAGAGCCTGATCCACGGACCCTGACGGTTTCGGAGATAATTCCGATTTGACTTTGACTGTAGTCATAGAAGGCACACGCATAGGCGATACCAAACTGGGCCCGTTGCGGATCGTGAGAGTTGAGTTCCGATTGCGAAGCCAGATGGTTCAGCCGGTAGTTGTTGGTCGGGTTGGTCACCACAATGAAGTACTGGAAGTCATTGGGGACCGAATAGTAGCTCTGGAAGATCTGATAGCTGTAACCGGAGAGAGCCGGTCCATTCCAGGCCCGATCCAGAACCAGGGACGTGGGTGAGACTACCTGGAGGATGGTGTAGGTCGGGTAGTTGACCGCAATGCGCCACTGCCTGCCGATCATGCTGCCGGTGAATGCAGTGCCAGAGCCGGTCACGATAGGGCTACCGGAGGTGGTTGAGACCGTGCCCCCGGTAACGATTACGGGAATGTAAAACGAGTTGGTCCTGGTCAGCCAACTCCACTCGCGCCGTTCGCAAAGTTGGTTGAACGCATCGCGAATGAGATCCTGGGCCAGATCGGGTCCGAGCGCAGGTACGCGCAGTAAGATCCGGTTCCAGAGTGTGGTGAAAGTGTCCACAAGCTAGTTGCCCGTCACCCGGATATCGGTGTTGTTCATGGTGCCGGTCAGAGTGATCACGCTGGTGCCGGGAACAGTGCCTGCGGCCACCGTGTAAGCCGTGATGACGCCCCCGCCCGAGTCCACGATGTTGACCTTGTTGAAGCCTACCGGGAGAGTCGAGCCGGATGCGCCGGTCACGTTGTAGTAGTACTCGCGCAAGAAGCCGTTCACATTCCTCTTTACGCTGTTGATAGTCACGTCAGCCATAGCGTCTCCTTTAGGGGATGTTGGGGATGTCCAGATCGGCCACGCACACGTTGGCTACGGTGGCGGAAATGACCACTCCAAAATCGAGGACCGCAGGAGCCGTGCCGATGGCGGTGCCAAGAGCATCGGCGGCGGTGGTCGAGGTATTGGCCACCAGGAGCATGCCTTCGGTTGCCGAGCCCGCTTCCTTCACGCTGACGCCACGGCCACGCTGGAGCAGGAAGCACTGGTTCCCGGCGGGGACGGCACTGCGGAAGACACCGGCCACATTGTTGCGCCAACTGTTGGCCACGCCATTGAACATGGCAAAGCGCGTGTCGTTGGTAACGATGTAATTGCCGCGATCCTTCCAGTAGGCAAGCATGTTGGCCGCGACTGCCCCAGCCGGGGTAGCCGAGGTAGCACCCGAATCCAGGCGCACCTTCTGGTATTCCTTGTCGTTCCAGTCCACGCTGTTACCGAGATCGCCACCGGCATAGGGGCTGTAACTGCCGGGAGTGGTGCTGACTGCTTCGGTGAAGGTGTCCGGGTTGCCAGTGCCCACATAGGGGCTCATAATGCGATTCACATTAGGCATAGTTGTTCTCCTCTATTGAGTCCTTTCTGTTAACTGGCAAACCCGTAGATCTGCTTGTGGTAACGCGGGTGGACGGTCAACTGGTGGGCGAGTAGCACTTGGCCAACCAGAATGGTGTTCCCGGCAGAGGGGATGAAGTCCCTAAACCCGCCACCAAAAGTGGGATCGTTAGAGACGTAATAATTCAGGAACGGCTTGCGGCAATTGAGGATGAAGAGGGACTCGCGATTGGTCGAGAGGTTGCCGTTGGGATAGGCCGTAACTGATCCATTCGAGGTCTCGGACAGGTAGGTGGTGGCTACCGGATCGGCAGTGCCCGCGCCTGCTGGGCCGGTCATGTACTGGCCAGGGCAGTAGCGGCTGGCAACCATGACGGCACCGTTGAAGCTCAAGCCCCGGAAGCCTACGCCGACTTCCAGCTTGGCATCCTGGAACCTCTGCTGGGTCTGGAACTTCGACTTAACGAAGCTGAAGCCCTTGGCGGTGGTGACCATGATGTTGGGCTCATAGTCGCCGGAACCGTAGAAGGCATCCATGTAGCCTGCGTCGATGGTGTCGTACTCAATGGAGTTGCCGTTGAGGTTGACCGGCACGCTGGTCAGGGAGGGGCTGTACGTGGCGCGGGTGAGGCCACCGTAGGTCAGGTAGGTGTTGCCATCCCAACTGGCGGTGGTGCCATCGTTCAAGGCTTCGGCCAGCCCGTTGATGTTGGCGTTGTAGCCGGGGTTGATGCCGTTGAGGTAGGTGGCGATAGAGACCATCGCGCCAAGCGACATGTAGCCCTGGTCGATGCGGGCCTTGAGCAGTTTGATCGCGGCCAGTTCGCCCTTGTTGAGAACCTGGATGTCCTCCTGGTACAGGGGCACCGAGACCTGTTGCAACTTCACGTCGAAGCGCAACTGCTGTTCAGTTTGACGCTGGGCAATGTTGAAGTTTTTGCCCTTCAAGTATCCGCCACCGATCATGGACGCATAGATGAAGTCTTCGTTGATGCTGGAACCGCCGGTAAAGTCCTCACGCAGGTTTTGGCGCAGGAAATAGTTGAGGGGGTCCTGGTTATAGATGTTATCGACCAGGGCTGGGTTTTTGCGGATGTACCGCCGAGTGGTTACGTTAATCTGGTCTAGATTGTCAGGCATTTCGGATTCTCCCGGCCCCGGTCTAACTGGGGGCGATTAAACTTTCTGCGGCACGCTACGCCATGTGCTCAGAAGATCGGCGTCAATGTCTTTGGGCAGATCGTCCTTGCTCTGGCGGTTGTACACAGGCGCGGTCTCTGTGGGTACGCTTTCAGCGGGCAGATGATAACGGGACCGGACATCCCGCTCGATCTCTTCACGCTGTTGCTTCTTCCACTCTTCCTGCGCCTTCCCTTCCCGTTCTTTGACTCTGGGCTCGATCCACTTTTCGTAGGCCGCAACCAGGGGCAGGTTCTGCTTCATTGCCAGTTCATCGATGGCCTGTAGGTCAGGCTCTTCCTGGAAACGGGCAACGTGGGAAGCGGTGATCTTGGCAGTGTCTTTGAGGACACCGGCAAAACGGATTCCCATGTCCTGCTGCATGCGGGCCAGATCCTCGCGACTGACGTATTTGGATGCGTCGAAATCGGGAGGGGCCCCACCCCGTTGCATCTGCTGCTGGGCTTGAGCCAGTTCCCCCAGCACACGCTGATACTCCGCATTCGCCGCCGGATACCATTCCTTTTCGAGCTTGTCGATACGGGACTGGGCGGCGGCTGCGCGTCCTACCTGCGCGTTGTAGTCTTCAGTGGCGGTCTTGACCAAGCCGTTGAGCTTGGAGGAGACCTTCTCGTTGTTGTACAGCTTCTCCATGGCAGCGGTGATTTCAGCATCAGTCAGCCCTGCTTCAGAGAAGGTTTGAACCATGTATTCGCGGAATGAGTTCACATTGCACCTTGCGGCGGTGATGGGAGCGCAGTCGGATTCTGACCCATCCCAGTGATCGCAGGACCAGTGGGACCGCCAGAGGGGCCGCTACTTGCATCAGCACCAATTGCTTGTGGAACTGCCGTGCGCAACTGAGAAATCATCTGGGCGCACATTGGGAGAAGGCTAGGGACCGAGGTCGCCAGCGTCTTCAACCCGTCTTCGATTTGCTTGAGTGCCGCAATCGTCGGCGGCATGCCACCGGAGAAAGCGGAACCTGTTGGAGGTGGCGCACTACCGCCGGATGGCTTCTGATCCGTGATCTCTGTGGGTAGTGGGGGCAGCGAGGATGGCATCTAATACCTGCTGGGCTTTTTGGTTTTTCCGAAGGGGGTTTTGGTGGAGGAGGGCTTGCTCATGACCGAGCCTTGTTTGGCCGGACTCTTCATGCCGGACTCCTGCTTCTCTTCGGCTGACTTATTGAATGCCATAGATACAAGCGAATATAACGGTCAAGTACGAAACTGGAAAACTTAAACAGACAGAGTAAGTTTCGTTACAACGAATGCGGTGGGGGCTATTTGGCTTTCTTCCCGGTCAACAGCGATACCTGCTTCATGTTCACCGGAGGAGCCTGGGGAGCCGGTGGAGGAGTGGACCGGATGTACTGGCTTTCCAGCCAATCCGGGGAATTCGCTTCCAGATAGAATCCATTCTTCGGGTACTGGTTCCGCATCATCTGCATGTACCTGTTGAATGACTCCTGCATCACCGGACGCATTGGAACCACATCGTTGGGGTCGGGCTTGAAGTCTGCGGGCCGCTGTAGATAGGGGATCTGATCGCTCTTGCTCCCAGGCCGGATGGTAGTTTCACTGGGGGCCGGGGGAGCCGCCCGAGAGAACAGATAAGCCGGGGCTTCATACTGCGGGCTGCTACCGACTGGAGAATCTGCCGGGACTGTCCTCAACCAGTTTTGGAATGCCGCTTTGGGGACCATCTGCTCTGGAGCCAGTCCGTTGTTGAGCATCATCTGGCCAGTGTGAATCCGCTCATGAGCCTGAACCTCCGCACGGTCATCGGGGAACTGGAGAGCGGATGTCCGGTAGACGACAACAGGGACATTGGTCTTGCCGGTTTTCGCCCGCAGGTAAGCGTAGTCGGGGTGCGAGTTGTATTCATCGACAGGAACCGTGATGGCCTTGGCATCCGCGCTAGATGCAGGCAACTGACCAGAGACTAGTTCCGGGTAGTGGAGCGGCGATTGAGTCACCCCAACCTCACCGGCATCCGCATTCTGCCAAGCCGCGCCCAGAGAGCCTGGGATGTAGCCGCTGTTAGCTGGATTGGCTCCCACCAGACGCTGGAAAATGGAGCCTGCATCAAACGCGCTTTTTGGTGGCTTGGGCAGATCGGCCACTTAGCTCTCCTTGACTACGGCGCGAGGCGGGGACTGGCCACTGGCTTTGCGGCCTGCGGCGTTGACTTGCCCGTTGAGCCCGAGTTGCTCCTGGTAGAGCAAGCGTTCGGGGATGGTACGGACGTTGTCGGGCAGGACGCCGATGTTGGGGATGCCCAGGATCTCCCAGAGGGTAAAGATGTCCATCCAACCGGCACGGGCCAGTTGCAGGTAGATCATCTTCTGCTCGATCTGGGCCGAGTTCAACCAACTGCCGGGAGAGATCTTGAAGACGAACCGGCGCAGGAATTCCTTCGATCTGTCCCAGCGGGGGAGCGGGCCGCGCAACAGGGCTTCGGGAGTGAGTTCCCCGGTGGTTGCGTTGTAGTCCTTGTCATGGACGTAGTCGGGCAGCATGGAGCCGGGATCGAAGTCGAAGTCATCCTGCGTTACGCCACCAGGGCCCAGTTCGACCACACGCATGGGCAGGGTGTAGAACTGAGAAAAGTTGTAGGCCAACTGCATGGCCAGTTCGCGGGTGAAGGCTTCCAAGATGCGGGAGCGGAAGCGCAGGGCCGGGGTCATCGAGTGCATGATGGCCTCGACAGAATCATTGCTGGGGATTTGTTTCAGCGTCATTAGCTGAGAGAGATCAGCCGCGCCCGAGAGTTCCTTCATCTCATCCTGAATCCATTTGATGTGGGCCCAGATGGCTTGGTCGAGCGGCGGGGGAGTAACGATCTGGATGCCCTTCCCGGCCAGCGGATTCTGGTAGAGCTTCCAGCCC